GAGTATACGGACAAATCAATTGATTCGTCTTTAATTGTAGGTAATACTAACATACAATCGCTATTATAAATAGCATAGTTATCTGTAATAACTTGTTCTTTTACTTTGTTTTCCATTGTTAAATAAATGATGGTTTGATTATTTCCTTATTGAGGGTGGCCGTGGCTCCGCTAAGTCAATGAGCGCGGCAGATATTTGCTTGTTCGATACTCAGACCAAAGGGATTAAGACCGGATGTTTTCGAGAGTTTCAGAATTCAATTGATGATTCTAGTTACTCCCTTTTATGCGGAGAAATCGAGAGGTTAAATTTGCAAGGATTCAGACCTTTGGCAAACTCTATTGGGTACAACGGCCAAGACGCTTTTAAGTTTCGAGGGTTGGCGAGAAATACCGAAAGCATAAAGTCTATGTATGGATTTAATCGGTTCTGGAACGAGGAATCACAAACTTTGAGCTTTAAGTCTTTGAAAGACCAAGGCCCAACATTGCGCGAGCCTGGTTCTGAAATTTGGATGACTGGAAACCCACCAGGAATACCACTTAAAGCAGGCTTGTAACGGCTGGCAATGCTGCCGCCAGGATCAGAACAGTAATAGCCCCACATGCCGTTTGGATAGCCCCAAAAGTTGCCGAACGTGGCGCGCATAGGGCAAACCCGGTTAGCTGGCAGCGCTAGAGAGTGATTGCTTAAGGTGCGCGGGACATACGCAAAGGTGCCAGCGCATAAACCCTCAGCGTCTACGTCTTGGATGTACAGCGCCGATTCTGAACCGTCACCGTGGGACAATGTGAAAGGCTCTAAGCAACCATCAGCATTCCAGTCCACAACATAAGAGCCGAACGTCTTTGTCATGTACAAATTGCTTGAGATCACGCCAGTGGTGATGTCGGTGAAACTCTGCGCATTAGCTAGATTTGCTACCAAAACAGCCATAAATGCACTTTGTTTGCTTAATCTCATATATAAACCCGTGTTTTTTGGCACTTTAGGGCAAATCTTTGATCTCAATCTGCACATTTATTGCTTATTAGCTGTCACAAACTCAATTTTCCATGCGTTGTCTGTCTTGATCGCGCCACCATCAACGCCGCTCAACTCCTGCTTGCTTGTCTCGTGATAGCCATGCCTGCCCAAAATAAGTTTGCAAATGGTCGCATTCATACTCGAGTCAAGCCCACCGGTTAGCAAAATCCTCTGCTGCTGATTCTGATTTTTTCCCGCCAACTGCTGCTTTTGTTCCGCTGAATGGATCTACGCCGGCGATTTTATAAAGCCAAAGTGAGCGGCAATTAATGTGCCCCGGAATTCTCGGTGCGCTTTGGTCATCCAGCTTGTAGATTTTACCTTCGTGCGCTTGCTGCCCATGGTGTAAACAATATGGCGTTGATCCAAGCAAACAAATTTCCAAAGCTGAAAAGAAATCACTAAAGCAGCGCTCAAAGATTGTTCATTATCCGCGTGAAGCTCTTACAAACTGGAATTTCAAAGTCATCAATGGCCGTATGCAGTTGTGCAACGCCTGTTTGACTACTGAAACCATAGAACTCACTGAAAGCTTTGTAAAAGTCACTGTTAAAAATCAGTTATTACTTGGTCTTGATGAGAATGGCGAATACCGCCAGAAGCTCATTATAAGCCGCTCAGGATTATCAAATTCAGAGAAGAAATACGAAATAGGCGATTGGTTTTACCCAACCGCGATGGAAAAGCGCCTCGACTATATCCCTATTGAAATTGTAGTAGACGAACGCACCTACGCGGGCAAGCTGCCAAAGCAAACCGGATACTTGGGGCCAATCGCAAACAAAGACGTTGCACGCTATCAAGTCAACGCTGATTTGAAAGAAAAGCTCGCAATACTCCAAGACACAATCAATTCTTTCGGCTGGGATACTAATAGCTGGGAAGAGTTCAAGACGATCAATGGCCGCGATTACGTTGCAACCGGCGCGGGTGTTAGTAACCAATTCCCCGGCGATGTAAAAGTTGACGTTCTCAAGCTCACCGCCGATGGCGATGCTCACTTTAAATACATTGAGCAGAACGAAAAGCAAACCCGCGCTCTCGGTGGACGTTACGACACCGAGCCAGACACAAGCAATACAGCAACAGAGGCGGCGATTAAATCAGCAAAAGAAAACGCTGTTTTAACTATGCTTGCTGCAAACGTGGAGCAGTCCTACCGCAGGCTTGCCGCTTATTGCGCGCTGTACGAAGGGCAAACAATTTCGCCGGACGAGATAGAAATAACACTAAACCGACAATTTAGCAGCGGAAAAATGTCGCCAGAAGAAGCCAAGAGCATTATTGAGCAGCGAGACGCCGAATTGATGAGCAGCGTAACTGCTACAAAATTGCTACGCGCTGGCGGCTATGGCGATCAAGATTTAACTCTTGAGCAGGAATTAGCTTTAATCGAAGAGGACGCGCCACCTCCGGTGGTGTTGCCATCTTTACAAACGGGCGGTGCCCAAAACAATGCTGAGGTTCAGCCATGATTGACGTAGAAGATATTAACGAAGTGCCAGAAAAATACCGCGAGCAATATGTCGAGGTAAAAGAAGGTGACAAAACTTTATGGCGCAATAAAGGTTTTATTGCGATGAAAGAAGTTGCCGAGAGACACAAAACCAATGCGGTTGAATTTGATGCGCTAAAAGGCGAGTTATCAGCTAAGGCCGAAAAAGCCGAAGCCGAACGCATCGAGGCATTGCGCGAAAAAGGCGACTTTAAAGCCCTGCTTGATGACGCAACCGCAAAGCTAACCGCTGCGCAAGAGCGAGCACAAGCACGCGACAAGCTGGTCAGCTCAAAAGCCAAGCAGTCGTTAATATCGGGCATGGGTGATGTATTCATTGATGAGGGGCGCGCAACCGCATCACGCCTGTTAGATAGCATGGTGAATTTTGATCCCGAAGCAGAAAAATACACCTTTTTCGATGAGTCAGGCGGTGCGCTGGCGTTGGATGAAAAAGGGTTCCGCGAGTACATTAAGAAAAGCGCGCTATTTGCACCACTGGTAGCCGCCGATGTTTCAACGGGTGGGCATGGGCGTAATGCTAATGCCAATGCTCCAACAGCAACAAAATCAAATATGGGCGGCAGTCGCGAAGAACGCAAAGCCGCAATTGCGAAAAAATATAATATTTAAAGGTAAAAAATTATGTCTTTATCTCAAATGCAAGTATTCAATCAGTACATCATGCCAGCCACCATTGAGACATTGGCTCAAATGGTTGATAAGTTCAACGCGGCTTCAAACGGTTCAATCCGCTTGACCACTGGCGGCTTTGATGGTGATTTCCTGCAAGAGTCATTCTTTGCTGGCATCCATTCGGCTCAACGCCGTGTAGATCGTTACGCTGCTCAAGCGGCCGCTTCTGCCACAGACCTGACTCAATTGAAGGTTTCCGGCGTGAAAGTTGCTGGCGGTTTCGGCCCTATCCGCTTTGAACCAAGCCAATTAACTTGGTTGCAAAAGCCAACTTCCGAGGGCATTGAGGTTGCTTCTCGCAACTTTGCTGAAGCCTTGATGAAAGATCAGCTCAATACCGCGATTGCGGCTCTGGTTGCTGCGATTTCAAACCAAGCGGCTGCGACTAATGACGTTTCAGCATCTACTGGGCTTAGTTATATCGCGATGAACAACGCGCACGCTAAGTTTGGCGACCACTCTGGCAATATCGTTGCATCTGTAATGCGCGGTGCTGATTATCACAAGTTGATCGGTCTGAACCTTGCGAACGCTACTCAGTTGTTCCAAAGTTCGAACGTTCAAGTTGTGGATATTTTGGGCAAGGCAGTAATCGTTACCGATGCGCCATCACTTTACGCAACTGGCACCCCAAACAAAAATAAGGTTTTATCTTTGGTTGAGGGTGCTGCGACTGTATACGATGGTTCAGACGTTATCAGCAATATTCAAACCAACAACGGTCAAACCCGCATAGAAACAACCATGCAAGTTGACTACACCTTTGGTTTGGCGCTCAAGGGCTACACTTGGGACGAAACAAACGGCGGCAAATCGCCTACTGATGCAGAGCTTGCGACTGGCACCAACTGGGACAAGGTTGCAACCGACATCAAGCACACCGCTGGCGTTATAACTATCGCTGACGCCGCTCAGTAATAAATAAGGGGGAGCAATCCCCCTATTTTTTTGAGGCTATGCCCATGAAAGAAAAAAAAGTAATTTATGAGCCGCACCCTGTAAGCGCCGAAAGAAAAAAAGAGCTTATTGGCCAAGGCTACAAAATCATTGATGCTGTTTTTGAGCCTGCGCAAGAAAAGCCAGCCAAGCAACCCAAGGTGGCAAAAGATGAGAAATGATCGTTACACAACAACCTCAACAACAGCTGATAAAACTATCGACCTCGCGCTGCTGGCTGGCGATGATCTTAATGCCACTGCTCTAACAAAAAGATTGGCAAGTTTTGACATTGAAGTAATCGGCAACGATGCGGCAGTGACAATCACGGGTAAAGGCACTTTTGCATCAAGCACTTTTTTACCGATTACCGATGGTACTTTTGCAATCGGTGGCGGCAAGCGCGCAATTAGCGGTTTTTGTTTGTCTGAGCTGAAATTTTCACGCACTGGCACAACCGCGTACACAATCAACATCACGCGCCAGATTGAGGGCTGACATTGAAATAATCAGAGGCGTTAATTATGGCAATGACAATCAACACGGCATTAAGATCAACACGCGCAACCGCCATTGTTACCGATGCGGGTAGCGGGTCATTGTTGCGGTTTTACACCGGATCACGTCCGGCTACTGGGGCAGCCATTGGCGGCCAAACACTGCTTGCGACCGTGACATTTTCTGGGACGCTCGGATCTGTTTCTAATGGAGTTATTACGCTGGGCGATCCTGCCGCAGTCCTGCCCGTGGCAAACGGGACGACTACATGGGCGCGACTTCTTCGGTCAGACGGTACAACTTTTGTGGCTGATTTTGACGTGGCTACGACTGGTAGCGATATTAATATCGGCTCCACAACGCTTAGTACCGCAATTTATTTGGATTTATCTGGCGGCACGATTACCGAGGGCAACGCCTAATGGCTAGCGGCACTGGTTCGGCCACGATTGATTTCGGATCAGGCACGAATGAAGCCAGCGTGTCTATTACTGGTCTAGGGACTATCGTCTCAACGGATAAGTGCGAGGCGTGGATGATGAGCGAAGCAAGCTCAGATCACAGCGAAAAAGATCATAGATTCGCAAACCTATTTATTAAACTAACCTGCTCAGCCCCAACAACGGGCGTAGGTTTTACTATTTATGCAAATAGCCAATACAAAATGACGGGCACTTTTACGGTTCGTTATGTATGGGCTAGCTAGGGGGATATATGGCTGGATTAGATGCAGAAATTCGCGGCACAACTGGAATGCAAGCAGAAGTTGACTCGGATAAAACGCTTTGGGTTCGCACTGGCGGTTACAATGCCGATGGTGTAGAGGTTGCAGGCGGCGAGGCTAACGGTCAGGCCAGTTATTCAGAAATTGACGCGGGGCAATTTACTGGTTCGCGCCAAGTGCTGTCAGCAGAGGTTGATAAAGACTACCGACAACGTGTAGCGCATGACAACATGCTCGACCAAGAGCAATTCAATTACACGACTCAAAACACTGGCAAACACGCGCACGCATTTACCACTTTGACAGCTACTGTTTCTGCTGCTGGTTTATTAACCAACTCCGGCAACATTACAACCACCACAACAGGCATGACATTTGGCACGCACGCCATGTTCCCCGTTGGCGGTACACAAAGTACAGTTGTTGAAACCAGCGTTGCATTTACCGCGCAACCTAACGCTAATACCGTGATTGATTTTGGCCTATTCTTACGCGGTGCTTCTACTGCTTTTGCCCCCTTGGATGGTGTGTTTTTCCGCATGACCTCAAGCGGCATGAGTGGCGTTGTCAGCATTTCCGGCGTGGAAACTACTACAGGTGTTTTCCCTCTCGACCACGGTACGGGAACTTGGGTATACACAAACAACGCCGTAAACCGTTATTTAATCCAAGTCAATAACGTATCGACTACTTTTTGGATCAATAACTATTTGATGGGTGAGATTCCTACTCCGGTAGGTGCCAGCTTCCCAACTAAATCGGTTGCTCTGCCTTGGTCAGTACGTCACGCAATTGTTGGTGGAGCGGCGGGCGCGGCTACTCAAGCGCTTATTTCAGACTACCGTGTATTTGTTCGCGGCTCTCAGTATGCTGATAGATTGTCAATTGTTGGCCAGCGTGTTCTTTGCAGTTATCAGGGATTATCTGGCGGCACTATGGGCAGCTTGGCTACTTTGCCAAACTCAACAAACCCAACATCTGCTGTACCGACAAACACATCTCTTGCGGCGAACCTGCCTGCTGGTTTGGGCGGTCAAGGGCTAATACCAGCACAAGCTGCGGCGGCTACCGATTTTATTCTTGGCAGCTATCAAGTCCCTGCTGGTTCGCAAACTGTACAAGGCCGCAGGCTGGCATTGCGCGGAATTATTATTGATGCGGTAAACCTTGGTGCGGCGGTTGCGACTACAGCAACCGTAATTCAGTGGTCGCTTGCGTTTGGACATACGGCAGTTAGTTTGGCGCAAACAGAGACAGCCTCATTTGCAACTGGTACAACAAAAGCGCCAAGAAGGATTAGCTTGGGTTTTATGTCTTGGGCGGTAGGCGCTGCTATCGGTGCGCAACCACAAAACGGCCAAATTTTTATTGATTTGGGTGACTCGCCTGTCTATGTGAACTCGGGCGAATTTGTTGCATTGGTTGCTAAGTTCGTGGTTGGTACGGCCACGTCATCGCAAACAATTCAATATGTTTGGCAGCCTGTTTACGGTTGGGAATAGCCGCTAAATGTCACTGCTTCTAGCTCTAGTAGTAGCGTCTGGCGACATAACAGGCGCTATTACGTCGTCTACCGATGCCACAGCAAGCGTAAACGGCAGCCAGCGGATTACGGGCAGCTTTTCAAGCTCGGCAAGTGCTAGTGCGTCCATATCGGGCGCTAAAGTTGTAACAGGTAGCATGTCAAGCGGAACAACTGCCGCAGCTAGTGTGAGTTGTTCGCAGGTTATCGCGGGTAGCATTGGCGCAAGTACAGATCTAACCAGTGCGATTAGCGCGACACATAAAAACATTGGGACTATCGGTGCGACTGCAAACGCCAGCGCGAGCATTGGCGGCGGGTTGTTTAATATCGGGTTGTTATCGGCTTCAACCACGGCGGCCAGCAGCATTAACGGCCTGCAATTTGTCGCGGGTTCAATTGGCGTTACAACTGAAAACGCCTACAGCAGCATTTCGTCTTCCGCAACCGTTAGCGGCTCTTTTAGTACCGCAACAACAGACAGCACAGCCAGTATTGCAGGCGTGCAAGTAATTACAGGCAGTTTCGGCGCGCTGCTAGATGTCTCACAGCCAAGCATTTTTGGCGATCAGTTCAACTATTGCGCAGCCGATTCATTTACAATTCTTTACAGTGACATAACAGATGCAGCGATCCGCTACCCTGTTCAGTTCCCGCTTGCAGGTATAACGCAACCGACCACGGCTGGAACTCAACGGTTTGCGCTTGGCAGTCAAGGCGCAATCACATCTGATTCTCAACAGTACCCGCTTAGCGGCATTTCCCAAGGGGCGATTTTATGACATTAACAGTCGAGACAGGCGCGGGTGTCGCGGGTGCCGATAGCTTTGTGGATGTTTCTTATGCTGACGCTTATCTTTCTAGCATGGGTTACACCATTTGGACGCCATTGCTAACAGCAGAAAAAGAGGCTGCTTTACGCATGGCTGCGCGGTGGCTTGACGCTCAAAAGTACAGCGGCGAGCGCCTCGGTTATGATTATTTGGCATGGCCTAGAGTTGGCGCGATGTTCGATAGCGCGTTTTCAATTCCTAGCGATGCAATCCCTGAAAACCTAAAGCGCGCACAATGCGAGGCGGCAATTAGGGCGGCGCAAGGCACGCTCACAGCGGACACTTCCGGCGGGTATGTGACAGAAAAAAGGCTGGAAGGTATGACCATTAAATATTCCGATATGACCGAGAGCCAGAAAAAACGCATGGAGGTTGTCATGGATTTGCTTGCGCCACTGATGAGCGGCGCAGGCTTGGGAATGAGGGTGGTTAGAGGATGAGCACTTACCCGCAAGAATTTATAGATTTGGCGCATGAATTAATTGGCAAAGAATTCGCGCCATTCGCAAAGCCGTGCATTTTTACCAACGCTACAGGATGGGACAATACCAGCCAAACCGCCACAACCGAAACGCAAACAGTGCAAGCGATCCGCACAAGTTTTCAGCGCGGGAAGTTCAACGGTCAGGCGGTTATGGTTGGCGATATAAAATTAATCCTGCAAAACCAGCTATTAACTATTCCGGTTTTCCCAGATTCCACAAAATGCGAGTTTGATGGAGAGCATTACAGTATTGTCGATATATCGCTTGATGCAGCAAGTGCGGTTTTAGAAATTCAGGCGCGCAGAAAATGACAGTCAGAACCTACGGCAACATAGGCACTTTTTTGGATGAGTTCGTAACTGAGGACATTCAAAAAGTAGCTGCCCAGATTGACCGCGAATTGGTTATGGAAACCCCAAAAGACACAGTGCAGGCCGCTGGAAACTGGCTGGTAACAGTGGGCACCCCAAGCGCTGCGACACCCAATACAAACTCGGCAGGCGCGGCCATTTCCCAAGGTCAATCCGCAATCAATTCACTGCGCCCACGTCAAAAACTCTACATTCAAAACCTCACGCCTTACATACAGCGCCTAGACGAAGGGCACTCACTGCAAGCCCCGCGCGGATTCATACATCGCATAATTAATAGAGCTGTCAACCTTCCATAGTGTAAAGTTGTGCAAAGTTATGTAAGCGTATAAAATCGA